CCGAACGGCTCGCGGCCAGCATCAAGCAACAGGAAGCCTCGGTGTCCCAGGCTCGCTCGGCGCAGCGGGAACTGGCACGTTCGACGCAAGCGGGGGCCACGGCCCAGCAGCAGTATGCCGCCGCGCAGGAAAAGCTGGGCCGCGAGATCGCGGAACAGAGCCTGAATCTGGCGAACTATCGCAACCGCTTCCGGGAACTTCAGATCGCCATCACTCAGGTCGCCCAGCCCACGGCGGGCCTGTCTCGGGAGTTCGACCGAACCTACCGGAACATCGAACGGACCCAGGCGAAGATCGCCGACCTGTCGGAGACTCAGCGGCTGATCGCGACCGAGACGGATCGGGCCACGCGCGCAGTCGAGCGGTCGCGGGACATCTACGGTCAGCAGGCCGCGTCGGTCGGTCGGGCGGAAGCCGCTCTGGCGGGGCTCCGAGACCAACAGGTCAAGACCAACACGGCTCTCGCGTCGTCGGCCAGCCAGCAGAACCGCCTGGAGGCCGCTGCCGAGAAAGCTGCCGGTGCCCTTCGCTCCCAGGACCAAGCCCTGGAGCGCGCTGCCGAGAACTATAAGGGCGTCCAGATCGCAGCGAACGAAACCGAAGCCGCGATCTTCGGCCTGGAAGAACAGGTCCGAGGCGGGCTTCTTCGCGCTTTCGGCCAGCAGCGCGCCCAACTGAAGGCAACGGAGCAAGCCTTCGCTGCGAACAGCGCGGAAGCCCGGCGACTGGCCCGTGAGCTTCGGTCTGTCGACGAGCCGAGCAAGGAGCTTGCGGCGGCCTTCGAGGCTACCAGGGCGGCAGCGGCACGAGGGCGGCAGGAGGTCCGGGCGCAGCAGGAAGCCTTGCAGCGTCTGCGCGGCGTCCTGCGGGAGTCGGGCGGCGATCTGGACGAGTTCTTGTCGCGCCAAAACCGTTTCGCCACCATCATCGACCGCGCGTCGAAAGGCTTCGCCGAATACGGTCAGGAGGCCCGCAAAGCGGCAGCAGCGAATGACCGGCTGGTCCAGTCGCAGAACCTTGCGGACAGTTCGGCTCGCAGGCTGGTGGGGACCACTCGCGATCTCGCTCGTGCCAAGGCGGACGGGGCGCGCAGCACGGGCATCTTCTCGAACGCTATCCGGGAGTTCTACGGCGAAACCCGATCTGCGCTGTCGTTCACCCAGCGTCTGCGCGGTGAAGTCCTGTCGCTGGTCGCAGCTTATGGGGGCTTCTTCGCGGTCATCGACCTCGTTCGGAACGTGGTCAATTCCTTCCAGACTCTGGAGGCTGCGACGAACAGGCTGAACGTCGTGTTCCAGGGCGATGACCTCGCGGTCACGAACGAACTTGACTTCCTCCGGCGCAACGCGGAACGGCTCGGGATCGAGTTCGGGGCCTTGGCCCAGGAATACACCAAGTTCGCCATCGCCACCCAGGGGACGAACCTGGAGGGAGCGGAGACCCGTCGCATCTTCATCTCGGTCGCCGAGGCCGCCCGCGTCAACAACCTGACGCTGGACCAGCTTCAGGGCACCTTCGTCGCCCTTACCCAGATCGTGTCGAAGGGCTCGGTCTCCATGGAAGAGCTTCGCCAGCAGCTTGGCGACCGCCTCCCCGGTGCGATCCAGATCATGGCGGCGGGTCTGAACGTCGGCACCGACGAGCTTATCAAGATGATCGAGCAAGGGCAGGTGTCGTCTGACGCCCTGTCCAACTTCGCTGACGAACTCGACCGTCGTTTCGCTGACGCGCTCCCTGAAGCCTTGGAGACCACGAACGCCGCCCTGGGTCGGTTCCAGAACGCTCTGTTCCAGACTTTCCTTCGCATCGGCGAGGGCGGGGCAATCCGGGGCTTCACCGATCTGTTGCGCGATCTGACCGAGACCCTGGACTCCGCGCAGTTCCGGGACTTCGCGGATCGCGTCGGCGCGGCTCTTGGGACCCTGTTCGATGTCCTCGGCTCGCTTGCCCAGAACTTCGATCTGGTCATCATCGCGGCCACCACCTTCATCGGCTTGAAGATCGCACCGTTCGTTGTGGCGATCCTTGTCGTGCTGCGGCAACTTCCGCTGACCATCGCCACGGTTCGCGGCAGCTTCGTAGCGCTGCAAGCCTCCATGCTTGCCACCACCGGCACTCTCACGGGAACGGCAGCGGCGGTCACGCGGCTGCGCGGGGCACTGACCCTTCTCATGTCGAGCACCGGGATCGGGCTCCTGGTGGCGCTGATCGGCACGGGGATCGGGCTCTGGATCACCAGGACGGAAGATGCCACCGAGGCGCTGCGCCAACACGAACAGCTTCTCGATCAGGTCCGCAACGCCTATGACGAGGCTGGCGGGTCGGTCGAGGCTTGGCGGCAGCAGATCGAAAACCTGACCACCACCCAGGCGCGGTCGAACCTTCAGTCGCTCCAGGTCGAGCTTCGCGCCCTGCAACAGCAGTTCCGGGACGCGATTCCTCGTAACGTCCTGGGCGGCGCTGTCGGCGCGGGCGGGGGGTTCTTTACCGAGGTCGACGCGCTTTTTAATCAGTTCCGCACGGGGACCATCGACGCTGACGCTTTTGTCAGTCAACTCGACGAACTGAACGAACGGTTTCGTGAACTGTTCCCGGTCAACGAACAGTTCGCCGAGACCTTTGACGAGATCGCTCGTCAGATCGCCGTGGCGTCTGGCCGCGTTGAAGAGGCCGACCTGATCCTGGTAGCCCTCACCGGGACGGAAGCCGAGGCTCGTGAAGCTCTTCGGCGACTGTCGGGGCAGATCGAGACCACCGGGGACGCGGCGCGTTCGGGCACCGAAGACCTGGATCAGTGGCGGGAAGCCATCGGCAAGCTGCGGGAGCAGGTGCCCAGCCTCGCCGACGAGATCGAAGACCTGGATCGCCGGTCGGAACTGGAGAACGCCTACCAACAGACGCTGCGCCTCGCGCGGACGTGGGGTCAGGTCCTGGAAGCCTTCCGGCTCTACCAAACTGCCTTGAACGACTTCGACGTGGAAGACTTCATCTCGAATCTCCAGGGGGTCGGCGGTGGCACGGCGGGGCTCGCTGCCCAGATGATTCGGGGCTTCGAGGGGTTCCGCGAGACTCCTTACTACGATGTCAACGCCTTCCGCATCGGCTATGGTTCGGACACGGTTACGCTTTCGGACGGAACGATCCGGGCCGTGACCGAAGGTATGCGGATCACGCGGGCGGACGCTGACCGAGACCTCGTTCGGCGGATCATGCAGGAGTTCACTCCTGCGGTTGAACGCGCCGTGGGCTCCGAACGGTTCGCGGGGCTCGATCCTCGCCAGCAAGCCGTGCTGACCTCTCTGGCCTACAACTTTGGTGCAGGAGCCTTCCAGCCCGGAGAATCGCTCGCGGGGGTGGCCGAGGCAGTCCGAAACGGTTCTGCGGAAGGTGTGGCGGACGCGATCCGGGCACTCGGTTCGTCTCAATTCGAGCCGACCTCGGAAACGGGCCAAGGTCTTATCCGGCGTCGGAACCAGGAAGCGGCACTCTTCGAGTCGGGTGGCGAACTCGATCTGAGCGGGTATGTAGCCGCGCAAGAGGAGTCGGCTCGTCTCGCTGAAGAAGAGGCCGAGGCTCGGGCACGGGCGGCGGAAGCGACTGCCGAGACGGTCGACAATCAGCGGTTCCAGATCGCCCAGCAGGAGTTGATTGCGGCTGGTCAGGAGCGCGAGGCGGCGGTCCTGGAAGCCCAGCGGCAAGCGCGGCAACAGAACGCCGACATTACCGAGGACGAGCTTCGCCTGATCGGCGAGCAAGCTGGTCGGCTGTTCGATCTTCAGAACGCGGATCGGCTTCGCAATGCCGAGCGGGAGCGGGCCTTGGCCCAAGAAGAACGGGTCAACGAGCTTCTGCAACTGCGGCAGCAGCTTCAGGCTGAACTCGACGCGGCCCAGGCTTCCGGCGCGAATGAAGAAGCCCTCTCGGGCATCCAGGACCAGATGGCCGAGGTCAATCGGCTGTTGCAGGAAGCTATCGAGAACGCACTGAACTTCGCCATCGCCATGGGCTCCAGCGACCCGCAAATCCAGGCGCTGATCTCCCGTCTTCGCGCGCTTCAGTTCCAGGGCGTCGAGTCCGGGAACCGGATCAGGCTGACCTACGAACAGGTCGAACAAGCTCTGGCCGGATCGCTGGTCAACGCGGCCAACACGTTCGCGCAGTCGCTGGCCGAGGGCAAGAGCGTGACCGAGAGCCTGCGGGACGCCTTCCTCCAGTTCGCTTCGGACTTCCTGCGGCAGATCGCCCAGATGATCCTCCAGCAGCTTGCGCTGAACGCGGCTAAGGGCATCCTCGGTGCGTTCGGCTTCGGCGAGGGGCAGGCTATCGTTCTGCACTCTGGCGGCGTTGTCGGCGCGCGGGGGACGGCTCGCTCGGTCGACGCCGGAGCCTTTATGAACGCCATGCGCTACCACTCGGGCGGCATCGCGGGCCTTGCTCCTGGCGAGGTCCCTTCGATCCTGAAGCGGGGAGAAGAGGTCTTGACCCAGGATGATCCGCGCCACGCTTTCAACGGTGGCGGGGCCACGGGGTCGCCGCAGTCGGCTCGGATCAAGATCGTCAACGCCATCGACGGTGGGCAGGTGGTGTCCGAGGGGCTGAACACGGCAGCAGGCGAAGAAGCCATCCTGAACTTCATCCGCGCGAACGCTTCGTCCGTCCGCGCCGCAATCGAGAGCTAAGGGATGTTCGTCTGGCCGCACCCCCCGAACTGGTCGCAGGGATTCGAGGTAACGCTTCGGTTCCTGACGGACATCAACGTGTCTAGGAACGGCAAGCAACAGCGGATCGCCCAGCGGTTCGAGCCCCGGCTTGCGTTCGAGTTCACGTCCCTGGCGAAACGGAGCAACTTCACCCAGGTCCAGAGAGAGCTTTTCCTGGAGCTTCGCAACGAGATCGTGATGCCGTTCTGGCCGGATCGGCGCTACCTTGCGAGCGCCGCCAGCGGCACCACGGTCTCCGTCACCGAGGTTCGCCCTTGGATGGAGCCCGGAGCGACGCTCTGCATCGTCCAGGACGGCCACGGCGAGGCAGGGACCATCGCCAGCCGCACCGGCACCACGATCACCCTCTCTGCCGCGCTGACGGGCTCCTGGGCCGCCGGAGCGAGCGTCCTGGAGGGGTTCAAGGGTCGCATGGACCAGAAGACCACCCAGCGGGGATACACCAGCGAAGTCAACGCCGTGAGCGTGGCGTTCGAGGTCACGCCAGGGTCCGAGCCTGACTATGACTTCGGGACCCCTGTGTCGACGTTCGACGGGCTGGAGGTCTTCGATTTCCCG